CTCAAATCAGAAGGGTTTCAGTTGTTATCAACGAGGCTGTATGGCAAGCCTTGCATCCTTGAAAAAGAGTCAGCATTTGAAATTGATACCAACCTAAAACAAGGCCCGCGAGGCACATCACAGCTGATAGGCATGGGAACGATGTCCTCCATAACAGGTAAACACGCAGACATAATCATTACCGATGATATCGTAAACATAGATGACCGAATATCCAAAGCACACAGGGAAAGAACCAAGCTAACGTATCAAGAGCTGCAGAACATCCGCAACCCCGGCGGACGGATAATTAACGCAGGTACACCATGGCACAAGGACGATTGTTTTACGCTTATGCCAAACATCATTAAATACGATTGTTACAGCACAGGCATGATGACGGACGCAGACATCCAGGCGAAACGAAACAGCATGACCACATCACTATTCGCCGCAAACTATGAACTGAAACACATTGCAGATGAAAAAGCATTGTTCACAGCGCCGACTATTGACGATGGAAGCAATACAGAAAAGATATATAACGGAGTAGCACACATAGACGCCGCATACGGCGGAGAAGACGGGTCAGCACTTACGATAATGAAACGCCACACCGATGGGAAAATTTACGTCTATGGCGAGTTAAAGCAAAACCACATAGACGACGTTTTAGAAGGATTTGAAGAAAAAAGGAAGTTTTACAGGGCAGGTACAATGTATACAGAATTTAACGCAGACAAGGGGTATCTAAACAAGAAAATAGACCCGCCGAGGGTCAATTACCACGAGGGCATGAACAAGTATATCAAGATTTCTACCCACCTAAAGGGCGAATGGGAAAACATTATATTCCTCAAAGACACATGCAGAGAATACATCAACCAGATACTAGACTACAACGAAAATGCAACGCATGACGACGCACCAGATAGTCTAGCAAGCATCATCCGAGAAACACAATACAAACCCAGAGAAAAAAGCTACAGCGGCAAGGGGGCAAGGGCATGATAAATACACTCTTAGAAACCGAATTACAGGGGTTATACGGCGACCATTTAGCGAAAATAAGTCAGATAAACAAATGGTATAAAATATACGACGGCGACCAAGAATGGGACACCGTGGGGGATTTAGACTACAGGCCGACGAAAAAAATCACGAATTTAATAAAAGGACTGATAGACACCCGGGCCAGATTCATGTTTGGCAGAGAACCGTTCTTTGATGTCAGGCCTGTCAAAGAGGATGAGGACGAAAGCACAACATACAAGGACGAGGCACAGGCCAAAGAGGACCTGTTGAAAGATATATTAGTCGAGAATAAATTCCACAGTAAGGCCCTAAAAGCATACAAAGATTGCGCAATAGGCGGCAGGGTAGCAATAAAACTATGGGCACATAAAGACGAGGGCGTAAAGATTATATTCACCCCCGCACAAGAATTCTTTGTAAAGCATGATATAGACGATGTGGACAAATTCGAGAAAGTAATATTCATATACAACCTGAATGACGAAAAACAGAAAGAAGACCAGCGTATTAAAAAACAGGTATGGGAGTTGATAAACGGAAGGTGCATACTCAACGAAACCACCCACGACGGTTCAGGCAAAATTGTATCCACCGAATACGAAAATTACGATACAAGCCTAGATTTTATCCCCGTTATCGTCATAAAAAATGGCGGGCTGACAGGCGAAACAGAGGGCGAAAGCGACGTCAAACAGCTGTGGGATAATCAAGATGCTTACAACAGGTTAACAAGTGATGATTTGGATGCACTCAAATTTCAGATGTTTGGTCAAGATGTAATCACCGATGCGGCAGAAAAAAGCCTTGAAAATATAAAGATTGCTCCCGGAGCCATGATAGACTTGCAAACAGACCAAGCGCAAATGGCACAGGGCAAACAGGCAAGCGTGGAAAGATTAGAAAGTAAATTTTCATACAGCGAAAAATTTAAAGACACAATAGACAGAATTAAAAACGATATGTACGATACGCTAAGCGTCCCAAACGTGGGACTAGAACAGCTAAAAGGTCTCATGCAATCCGGTAAAAGTATGCGGGCATTGTATTGGCAGTTGATGGCGGCATGTGATGAAGATTGGATTGAGTGGAACACGGCGCTAATGCAAATGGCGGATTACATCTTCAGGATGATAGACGTCTATAACATCCACGGCAACAGAGAAATTGCAAAGTACGAAACAACACTTGAAATAATACGCACATACCCGATAACAGACGACGAATCCGAACAGAAGCGAATAGACATGGAGGAAGTAATTGCAGAAGTACGCAGTAGGGAGAGTTACATCGACAAATGGTCAAATGTTGAAAGCGTACAGGTGGAGATAGAACAGATTTTAAAAGAGAAACAATTGTTTCAAGAAGACATATTCACGCAGAGCCTAAAAGATGACCTAGGAGATGAAGAATAATGAACTATGTAGAAATAGTTAAGAAGTCAAGACGTAAAATATCCAAGGTCACGCTTAAACAGCAGAACCAGATACTAAAGCTATATGACGACGCTATAAAGTCGCTATCTGACAAGGTCAGCAAGTCCTCAGACAAGAGTTTAGATAGCAGGTGGAGGCTAGACTATCTAAAACAATTAAAAGCCGTTAAAAGCGATTTACGGGACGAATTAAACAAACAAATCAGGGCAGGTATTAAAGATAGTGCTAAAATAGGCACAGAACCCGAACAGGTCATTATGAAAGAAATATTCAAACATGCGGGATTAGACACCGGGGAGCACTTCACCAGCATGTTCAGTCAAGTACAAGATAACGTAATAAAAGACATCCTCAGCGGAAACCTGTATAAAGATAACAAGTCCCTGTCAGCTAGGATTTGGAACTATGGTGAGGGATTTGAAAAAGACATCCAATACACGATTAATCAGGCTATGCTGGAAAAGAAATCAGCTGTTGAACTAGCGGAGGATTTAGAGAAATATGTATTGGATCCTGCCAAACGTGACACCGATTGGGGAAAATGTTACCCTAATCTAAAAAACAAGCGGGTAGACGCAAACGCCATGCGGTTAGCGAGGACGTCAATTAACCACAGTTACCAGACAGCTAGTATTCAGTCAAGCAACGTAAATCCATTTACAGAGGGCATACAGTGGCACAGTGCTATGATACACGGGAGAACATGTGACTTATGCATGGAGCGGCACGGGAAGATATTCCCCAAAGACGACACCCCGCTGGATCATCCATAGCCCCGTAAGGGGCTAAATGGAACAAACCTAATGGATTATGTACGATGATACCCTACATACCCGCATCCCTGGACGAAATAGCAGGTGAGTTGAGAAATTGGGTAGACGGGGCAGATAATAAGAAGCTAGACGAATGGTATAGAAAGTATGGACACCGATTTATAGACACAAAGCGGAAGGGGGC